TGCACGAACAGCCCGGTCTCCGGATTCTTGTAGTTTTCGGCCCGGAGCTTCACCAGGTAGTTCCCGACAAACACGCCCTCAGCCGACATCTCCACCCGGATCTTGGCGGTGCTGGTGACCTTTTCGGCCAGAGCCATCAGGCCGTAAAACGCGATTTTGCCGGCCCAGATTTCCACCTGGCCGCCATAACCGGCATCCTGCAGGAGGACCTGCATGTCCGTGAAGGTCTTAAAGACGTCGGTGATCTTGGCCGCGTTATCATCCCAGGCCTTATCCAGGGTATAGCTTTGCGGGGTCCCGAAGATAACCTGGTAGGAATCCCACCCCCCGCCCTGCAGCTTCACTGGATACGCAATAGTCCCGGAGAGGGCCTGGGCGCACAACGCCTCCGTGCTCCGGTGCACAATGCGCCGCAGCATATCCATTTTGGCGGAGACCCAAACATCTTTCCCGGAATTGTCCAGGAGTTTGAAATTGTTCAGGTCCACTGCCGTGAGCGTGGTCGAGGGCCGGAAGGGCTGGGGCTCGATATACATGATCTCCCGGGAGTCGGTCACCACCGGGGTGCTGGGCGAACCCCGCCGCACCACCGGAATGGTAAGGGCTACTTCGGAGATCTCATCCACTCCCAGAACCGCCAGGGGGTGCTGGGTGCGGGCCGGAAAGATCAGGTCCATCGTGGGCGATTTGATCGGGGGCAAGGCCTGCAGCCGTTGGGCAATCGCCAGGGGAGTGAAAAAAGTGCGTAGATTAACAATCAGCATTGGCTGACCTCCTTAGAGGGGATAGATTCCCATCAGTTCCAGTTGTTCCAGGATATCCACAGACGGAGCAACTCCGCCCATCTTCAGCGCCTCGGCAACCACGGCGCCATGCACGACCACCAGGCCGGAGGCCTCTTTGGTGGTATCCACGTCCCGCTGCACAACCCCCTTGATGCGGTTTTTGCAGGCGGCTGTTACCGCCGCGGCCAGGGCCGGAGCGGCGTTAAAGGACACCTGGATGGCTCCGGTCTCATAGTTCACCAGGCCCGTGCCCGCGGCCGAACCGGTCAGCCGGCCGTTATAATCATCACTGAAGGTTTCCACGCCATCCGTAACCTCCACCGAACCGGGCTCCACCGGGTATTGATCCAGGGAGTCCGAAAAGTCCTTAACTTCGGCATCCCCGGTGCCGATCACCTGCTCGGCCTCGGCGTAGGGCACAATTTCCCGGCTGGCGTTCAGGGCCACCAGGGTCCCGGCGGCCAGCGTCCCTTGGTTTACCTTGAATTTGCGCCCCAAGACCTGAGCGTCATGCCCCTGGGCGATAATGAGTGCTTCGGTAAAGGTCTGTTTCCCGAGATTCGCTTGTAGCGTCATGGTCGCTCTCCTCTTAGACGAACTTGGTCAGTTCCTGATAGTTCACGACACCGGAGTCTTTCTTGCCATCCTCCGGAGTCCGGATCATTTCTTTGAACAACGGATGTGCCGCGAAGCTCTCCAGGAAGTTCCGGAACCACTTGGCGGCCGAGAGCTTCTGGCCTTCGGCGAATTCATACTCGCCGCCCTGGTCCTCCAGAACCTGCATGAATTCCACCAGGCCCTTCTCTTTCCAGAGCGGCAGGATCTTGGCTTCTTTAATGCCGGCCTCCACAAAATTCTCAATTTCCGTGCGCACCCGTTTGTGCTCGGCCTCGGCGAAGTCCCCTGAGGCCTTGTCGGCCCGGGCTTTTTCCTTCTTGGCTTCAGCCTCGGCAAATTCCCGCTTTTTGGTTTCTTCATCCAGCTTTTTTTGCAATTCCTCTTCTTTGGTCATGGGGTTCTCCTTATGTGCCTGTGATTGCAGAGTTTCCTCATACTCCCAGCACTCCTCGTCCTCCTGGAAAGCCACGTCTTTCAGTCCCTTGATGGCCGGGGGTATGGCTCCTAAAAAGCCCACATGACGCAGGGTGCCGTCCGGGTACAACGAGATGCTCCGCTTCTTAAAACGCCCGGCGGCGACCATTTCCTTGAACGTGGGCTCGAGCTGCTTGAACTTGGCCAGGAGTGTATTGTCTGCCCGCTTGACGCCCTCCACCCAACCATAAGCCGGGGCATTACCCTTGGGGTGGCCGATGACCACCGGGGCCTCATGGTTAGCGGGGTCATAGCCGGCCACGACCTTATCCAGGTCTGCTCTCGTAAACCCTCGCGTCCGGCCGGCGCTGTCGGTGTGTTCGCCGGTTTTGAAAATCTCAACCCAATCCATAGGGCGTCCTCCCCTGCCTGCTAAAATTTTTCATAGTTCGCCACGGCACTATTATCCTTGGCTATTTTCACAGAGATAACCCGGTTGGCAATGCCCTTACCGATCTTCTGGTCAAGTCGAATTTTTACCTGTATCCAGGCCTCTCCCAGCTTGCCCCAGGCCATCACCACAGCCGGATCTTCTTTGTCCCGATACCAGTCCGCCCCGGCAAATTTCTCGGGGATGGCGGCGATTTCATCCGGAGTCAATGCGGCCTGCTTGGCCATCTGCAATAAGATCTTGTCGTCCATCACCACCAGGGCCAAGCGCGGCTGTTGCTTGAGCTTGCCCGAGACTTTAAGCGGCAGATTGCCCGCCGGGTAAAGCTCTCCTTTGCCTGTCTTCCGGTCCAGAACCTTGCCCACCCACTTCTTGTAACCGCCGATCCCGCCTTGCTCTTCGGACCAGACCAGGGTTTGCAGATCTTGCAAATCCGCCTGGCGGATGTTCTTCTTGAGCAGCTCCTGATACTGGCCCCGCGTCAGGCCGGGCAGGGTGTCGGGGCTATAGAACGTATTCAGCTTTTCCAGAAACTGCTGCTTGAAGGTGGCCGGATATTTAGAGAGATCCGGCTGGTAATGCCCCTGCCCCGGATTGACGCCAAAGCCTTTCTCCGGCTCCACGTCTCCAGGGATTTCCGTTTGCACCTGTACTCCCGCTCTTTCGGCCTGGGCCGCGCCCCGGCTGCTGACGCTGCTCCGGCAGCGGAAATGGTTAGGCGGATAGTAAGTCTGCCAGAAGGGATGATCATAGGGATAGCTCAGGCCGTTCAGCCGCCGGCATAGCGGCGACTGCCGCCGGTCATTGACTCCGAGATACGTCCAGATGGGCCGCTCTTGGGCCACGGCCATCATCTGCCGGTAGCGCCCGACGTTGTAAGCCGTCTGGATATTGGTGTGAAAAATATTGCTGATCCGGTAGGCGTTAGGCCCAACCCAGCCCTTAGACTTCCACAGATCGGGCAGGCTCTTTTTCCAGGCCTGAAAACTCGCCCCTTCCTGCATGGCCCGCCCCAGGGAGTCGTAAACGGTCATGAGCTGATCCATCTGGGCGATGCCGGACACGGCAAAGGCGTTGACCCGCTGCTCTGCGGCCAGGGCGTAAAACTCCTGGGCCGGCATGGGCACTTTGTCGGCCCAAAACCGGATTGCCTCCCGGGGCGGCAGGGCTTTAAGCTCAAGCGCCATCGGCGCCCTCCTGCTTGACCTGGAAGCGGCCCCACAGGTCCGTTGCCAGGCACGCCTGAGTCAGCACATTCTCGAAATCCGCACTGGCCATTTCAGGAAAGGCCAGGGCCAGGCCCTCCTGGAGGGCCTCAAAGCTATCGGCCGCCTCAACGACCCCCATGATCTTGTCCGTCATCGCCTGGCTGCCCTTAACCCCTTGCGGTAAGGTTGCGGCCACCAGGTCCTCAATGGCCTGCTGATCTGGAGTGAAGCCCTTGCCCTCAGCAAACGCCGGCGGAGTTGCCTGCCCTCCGGGATTCTGAGTCTGACTTAATTCAAAATCATCTTCCTGGAGGCCGTACTTCCGCACATAATAGGATTTGGTAAACTTGACGCCGGTCTCGGTTAAGGTCTTATCCCGGCCGGCTGTCTCTGTTTGCGGATCTTCCTCCTCGTACCAACGGAAAGCCGGGGTGGGGACTCCCGGGGCGTTCACCTGGCCATAGAGCCAGGCGATTTCTTCCATTGCCGTTTGCACCAGCATCTGATCCGCTGCCTGGTATTGCTCCAGCACGTTCTCATGAGTCTGGGATGCCGCATAGGAGCCCTTATCCCCGATTTCCGCGGTGAGGGTCTGGCCCATGATCACCTTGGAGATCTCCGCATCCATGAGCGCAATCAGGCGTCCATAATTGTCTGCCGAAGAGGTGCGGCCCGAGGCCAGGCCTTCCTTAATCTCGACCGAGGAGCCCTCCGGGATGACCGCCACCGCGTCCTGCACCATCTGGCACAGCTTGGCCAGCATCTCTTGCTGCTCGGCCAAACCCGCCCCAGGCCGGAACTTTCCCACCAAGAATGGCATGCCGTACTTCTCGGCGAACTGGACCCAGAATTTGATGCCGCCTTTTTTGAAGACCACCGGCCAGAAGCACCGGGTCAGTAAGCGCAGACCGTAAGGGTTGTCGTAGGTGGGAAAATGCCGGGCAAAGACGAACTTGCCGAAAGGCAGGGACTCCCCCATCCAGGGATTGCTGAAGCTCAGGAATTTCGGGTTATTGTACTCATCGAACCCGAACCAGCGGCACGGCAGGCCCCGCAAATCCTTGAGCCGCACCCCAACGCTCCCCTGCCCCCAAAGAAGCTCAATGGGCGTCAGCCCATAAAACGGGGCGTCCAGAATCTGGGAGATGAGCTGATAGAGGTCCACCCGTTCCAGGTCCTGCCGCAAGGCCTCGCAGAGCTTCTGGGCCTGAGGGGAAGGCTTCTCGCCGGATAGTGACCCGGCCTTCCAGCGGTATTCCCGCTTCAGCGTCCCCAGCTTCCGAGTCTGGATCACGCTCATGAGATGGGCGTCGGCTGTCAGAAACCCCAGGATCTCGGGCCCGTCGCTCCGCTTGCGCAATACCGGGTCCGGGTCGGGCAACAGCCCCACATATCCATACCAGTCATAGGCCGTCTGGCGGGAGGCGATCTCCCGGCTCAACGACTCAACGGCCGGCTGCTCATCAAATTCCACGCATTTTGTCGGGCTTACCCAGAGTTTCATTCATACCCCCGCATCATGGCTGCGGTCTGCCGGGGCAGGGCGCTGAGGATATTCGTCTCGCCGCCCCCGCCCTGCAGCAAGCGCACCGCCCCTTCCAGGGCGTCCGGGCCGTCATCGTGAACATTGGCGTTGAGGATATAAACGAGCTGCTCCACCAGGATGTCCTGGTCGCTGTGGCCGCGTTCAAAGAGAAGCTTGCCATGCTCCACCAGGTAAGACAGCGTCCCGAGAATGCGCGCCTCTTTATTTGCCGTTTGGATCAAGGGCTTCCAGGGCATATAGCGCCCCATTTCTTTGGCATAATTCTCAAGAGCTTCATGGAGAAAGTCTTTGAACATGTTTTCTTCAATGCCCACCAGGCCACTGTCATACAGGTCTTTTTGCTGGTAGATGGCGGCGAACATTTCCCGGATCGTGGCATGGCGAATCCAGGCATGCAGACAGCGAAAGGTCATGCTCCGCCGCTCCAATCCTACGGTGACCACGGCCTTGAAATCATTGGCCTGGCCGCTCTTCCCGCTCGGATCGCAAAAGGTGACCACGAGCATGGGCGGCAATTCACACTCCTCCCGGCTGAAATAACGGAACCATTCCTCCCGGAAGGGGGAATCGGTGGCGCCGGTGAGGTTCATCATCTCGGCGTTAAAGCACACCGTGGTCATGGCGCTACGCTTCTTCCGCAGCCGCTCCATGCTCCAGGCCGCCGGCCACAGCGGCCGCTCCCTCGAGGTTCCCTCATCCAGGATGGCCCGGTATATCCGGGAGATATAGAGGGGTTCGCCCGCCTCATCCTTCATGGCCATGAGCTGGGATAAGATGCTCTTGGGGTGAAATAAATTCCCCACCATGACGAAACAGAAACCCGCCCCGGCCGAACCGATCACTGCCTTCAGGAGCCAGTCGATGCCCTCTTTCACCAGCCGCGGATTGAGGACATTCTTGTCGTTCTCAAAATCATCCACAACTACCTTGTCAGGCCGGTATTGCCGGTTTTTTAGGCCCCTGACCTTCTCCCCCCGGCCCCGGGCCAGGACCCGGACGCCATTGGCCGTGGTGAAATCGTTCTTGGCCCAGGTGGGACCCCGCAGGCCGCCGAAATCATGGCGCAGCCTGGGGTTATCTTCCAGTTCCAGGCGGATGGGCAGGCTGAAACCGGTGGCCTGATTGTTGGTGTCGCTGACCAGGATGAGGAAGTGCCGCAGCGCATAGCAGATGTCATGCAGCGGATCGCCGAAGGTGAAAAAGGTGGACTTGGCATGTTCCCGGGGCGCGGCAATGAGCGCCACCGCATCCTTCAGGTCGCCAAACTCGCCCCACTCATCATGAAAATCCCCAAACTCCCCATAGAAGTAATGAGGCAGGTAGGTCTCCATGAAATAGAGCTTGTCCCAGCGGGCCCGGCCGATGCGTTCTTTCTGCTTCTCCGGGGAGTCGCCCTCGAAGGGCGAGACGGAATCGGCGATCCAGGCTCGCAGATCCTCGGCCCACTGGTCGAAGCGGTATTCGGTGATCTTAGGTCGCTTCTGCATGCTCTGCCTTGAATCGGGCGACGATCAAATCGAAACTCCGGGCCAGGACCTTCAAGCCCTCGGGGTCCAGTTCTTTCAAAATATTGGCAATGAACTGCAGGTCTTCTAAAAACAGCGCCGGTCGGTCGATGTCCGGAGGCCTGATGTCATCCGTCGTGTCTTTCTTTTTGGGGCTCACCACATTGACGACGCGCACCATGCCGAATAAGGTCTGCGAATCAATATGATCGCCTTCCCGAATCGCTTTCAGCTTGGACAGGCACTGGTCTAAGAGCAGCTTTTTCGCTTCAATGGAGCCCTCTTCCAGTTCCATTGCATCCTGGCGTAATTTGTCCTTCCGGGAGCGCCAGCCTTCCGTTTTGGCCCAGCGCTTGATCTGGCTCAATGAGGGGGTGGGGGACGGGAACATTTCCGCCAGGGCCTCCGCCACCGCCTCATAGGTGAGGCCGTCAGCGGTGTAAAGCTCCTTGGCCTTGCCCCGGACAGCCTGCGAATATTCCTGACCCATCTATTTCCCCAGGGCCTGGCGGATGGCCGCAGCGGCCTCCAAATTCTCTCTGATTTTCACCAACTCCTCGCACAGCTTCAGGCTGGCGAAATTGATTGCCTCAGGAGACAGCCTCTCCACCGGGGTCATGGGGTTGGTTTGGGAC